TTCTTCCTCGTCATGTAAGTCTAACCAATACTTTTCATCTTGCTCGAACACATCCAAGAACTCTTCAAACTTCTCGCGGTTGTTGATAATCTCCTTACGTAGTACGACACAGAGCCGAGCGGATGAGTACCCTAGTATATCGACAATCTCATCAGGGTCACATCGCTCAGCAATCAGGGCGAATAACTTATTCAGATCATCCATATGTCCTCCGCAGGTAGTCAAGTGATACAGGCATCTCATCGTACTGTCCTTGCTTTACCTCGTGCTTATACCAGATACCAGACCATGAGCCGTTACCCTGTGCTCCCAAGTACTCTTCATCATGTTGATAGAATATGCCAGCGAACAACCCGGTCATGCGTAACCCGTCTGCTCGTTTGGCGAATGCAATCTCCCTGTCCTGCACATGCCCCATCGTACATGACATGAACTTCTTTTGCAACATCAAACGTGCACTGGAGACTGGCCTGCCCATGACACCACTGGTGAAGTAGTGGCAGTAGGCTATGCCATCTATGACAATCACTTCCTTGAAGGGTACAACTTCCCAGCCGTACTTCTCCAGGTTGAAATCGTCATAGCTGATGAGTCCCTCCAGCTTGCTGTCGTCATTGACTGCACGTTCGATGCGTTCTTCATGGTTGCCTATGCAGAACACCAGCCGTGGGTTCCATAGTTTACGCTTCCCTTCCCGTAGCCTACGCTGCTCAGCTAGGATGGGTGCCATGAACAAGTCCATTGCCGTGTTACCTGCCTCAATGTCTTTGGTATACCTGCGACCCTCGAAGGACTTCTTGCCTACGTCATAACTGCTGAGGCTTGGCATGTCCCAGTGGTCACCGATGTGGACAATAACATCAGGCTTCTTCTCCACTGCGTAGTGACCAGCCCATGAGAGGTGGTCATTCGGTACGCCATCTTTGATCTGTGTATCAGGGATTATCATATGCTCACTCATAATAGCTTGTCTCCTTAAAAGTGTACATGTATTGGTCGTGGGTCATGTACTGCTTCATGATAGTACGGTACGCCTTCTTCTCCTTCTTGGTCAGGTCGGCGTTAAGGTACATCCACAGCAGCGACTCCGTCACGATAGTATTCTCTTGATCACAATCTATTTCCAATAGCACCTTCATTATTTCTTACTCCTGTCTGCATTAGTTTTCTTAGCGTGACATTCCTTGCAGAGTACTTGGAGGTTATCAGCCTCACACAGTAGCCTGCTAACGAAACCCGGCAGGTCTGAGTACTCCTTAAGACTCCCCGCCGGTACGATGTGATCTACCTCAGTCTCCGAGTTGGGGTACCACTTAGTGCATTGAGCGCACTGATACTCAAAGCGCTTCATCCCCTTCTTAGTTCTTGAGGCAGCCTTCTTCACTTGGTGCTTCACTGGGTAGCGGCTGAAGAGCACCCGTAAACCGCCACGTATGAAGGAGAAGTATCTCGCTTTTGTCCAGGTATTACCTGCGTGGGTTCTTGGTACTCTCTGCCGCGCCATTACTCAGTCTCCTCTGTGATGCCGAAACATACGGCTGGTGGACGATCATCCATGTTGGGGTGGAACTCTAGGAAGTGGGTGAGGAAGATGATGTTGCAGACTACGTGTCCCCAGTGGGAGCAACCACTCTCCTCGTCAGTCTCCTCGCCACTGCCCAGTGCCAGTACGTGTCGCTTGAGGCTGGCCATTGCTACCGAGAACGGCTGACCCTTCGCCCAGTTCCACGCTGCGTACTTGTTAGCTCCGTAGTCCATCACCGTGCAAGCCTCGACAATATCCTGGGGCGTGAGGTACTTCATCAGGCAGCCGTGGTGCATACGCCGAGCCTCGACCATCGACACCATGTGCAGTACGTTCCACTTCTCCTCACCCAGCAGCCTTACTGAGTCGGTGTATAGCAGGGTGAAGAGGGGGACATACTCCAGCTTTGGTTTGCCATCATTGAACCGAGCACCTGTGCCTTGCTCTGTGCTGTTCACATCTCCTACGCCCATCAGTGTCGCACTCCTGTGTCGTCCTCGTCTGCCTCGAACAGAGCCTCACCGATTAAGGAGAAGATCGCGCTGGCTGTTATCTGAGGCTGGTACTGGGCAGGTACCTGTAGTAAGAACTGCCCATCCAGCAGCGGCGTGATGAGTTTCTCTGCGTCATCACCGGCAATGTCGTTAACCTCATCCCTATCCTCTTCAGGACAGAAGATGTAAATAGGTATGCCAGTCTTAATGGCGGTGAGTAGTTCCATCGTACTGCCCCAGCTATCACCCCACCCAGGTAGCATGACAATACCATCGTAGCCAGCGCTGGAAATCTTCGCAACATCTCTACCGATGCACTCGCCCCACATGGCTGCGTCTACTGCGCCATCGGGTGAGGCTTCGCAGGACTCACGAAACTCCGGCGGGTCTTCCTCCGGTGGGTTGGTAACCTCGAACCCGCTCTCGCGTAGGCTCTGGGTAACTCGGTTGAACTCGGGTATGTTGAACTGAGGTCGGCCACTCATCGGGCCAGATAGATATACATTCATTATGGTATCTCCAATGCTATCGGGGGCTGCCACATCTCCCCCTCGTTGTGTCGTATCCAGAGAAGCTGACCAATCTCAGTCAGCCATGCCCGTACCTGCTCTGGCTCCGCGTCACTTGCCTCGCGGTATGTCCAGTAGATATGGGCGTATGCTTCCTTATCCAGTGTACAATCCTTAACCCCCTGCTTCAGCTTCTTGGATGCACGTTTGCCGGTTAGCTTGTACAGCCCCGGTATGTGATCGACTGCATCACCTGTTAAGAGTTGGGTATAGAAATTGTGCATGGCTTCGAGCGGTGTAACGTAGTACAGCCTGTCCTTCTGCCAGTTGTAGTGCCATCCTGGAACGTTGTCCAAGTCCTTGTCGATAGTGGCAATCGTGTCACCGTTGTGGATGCAGCGGATACCAAGCTGATCGTCAGCCTCCTCTCCATCTACGAACCACCCATGATGGTAGACTGCCAAGTACTCAGTCATTACCTCGTAGTTGTCCGGCTTGCGGCTGCCTTTCCGGTTACCCTTATAAGGCTGTAGAGTTGCAACCTCCTCTCGGAAGTTACCGTCCCGTGTTAGCAAGACAGTATATGTCTTAGCCTGTGCACCTTCCACGATACGTTTAATCATAGACTTAACCGTGCTCAGCATGTGAGGTAGTGCTTCACCCTCACTAGAGAACCCGGCCGAGTACCTGATAACGTCACCGTCTATGTTGACATGGTTACTTGGAGTAGTCATATAACACCGTTATAAAAAAGCCCCCGAAGGGGCAAGGAGGGAAGTGCTGGAGTTAGAGTGCCTCGTCCAGGTCGCCAGCCAAGGCACCACCTTCGCCTTCGCCTTCGGTGAATATCTCCAGCTTGGTAATCTTGTTGCTCACCAGCTTTGGAGACTTACCTGACTGACCTTGAGGTGTCTTGTACTCGTAGAACCCGATCTTGAATACCCCTTCTGAACCATTGGCGATGGGGTCAGTAATCTCCTGACCGGCATCATCATACATGGCGATGGGGAACTTGGACTTGCAGGTAACATGTGGCCCCTGCTTATCCTTCAACTTAATGTCCAACCCCATTGACTCTAGAGCCTGTTGAGCGGGAACCGATAGGTCACCAATATCAATCTGATACTTACCAGACATTTGGTTAACCCGGTTGTTGAACGCGTAGAACACTGTGCCTTTAACTAGTACTGATGAGGACATAATAGAATCTCCTAGATTCAAAGTAAATAACTTAAGGGACTGATTGATGATGGATACTAAGTACCCGTTAGTAGAGGTAACCATCAGTCACTAATTACCTCTTTCACACTATATAGAACTATAATAGCATGAATCTGAATGACTGTCAACCCCCCGTAATCAGTGGGTTTCAGCCCATGTTAGGCCACTCTTCCACTCCCCATCGAGGGGGCAGCGTAGATCGAAGTCCTTACCAGCCTGAATGATGGTGTCAACCAGCTGGTTACCAACCTCTTCCTCTCTGCCGGGGTCAGCCTCTCCCTGGAATTCATCGTGAACGTGCATCAGCAGGTCGAACCCGTCAATCTCTGGCACCTTGTTCATTGCCTGCTTCATGACGATGGCTCCTGCCGATTGCAGCAGGGCATTGAGAGCAGAGTGAGCACTGCGTACTCGAACTCTGCGTCCGTCCAAGCCGGGTAGGCTGCCGCCCTCAGCAATTCTTCCGACCTTGGCTTGCAAGTCTCGCAGCTTAGGCACTCCTGAAAGGAACTTAGCCTTGAGAGCAGCGCCATCCTTGCTGGTTCCTCCAACGATAGAACCGATCTTAGCATTGCCTGCTCCGTACAGGAAGGCGTAGATGAAGGTCTTGGCTTGATCCCTAGTAGCCAAGCCAGCCTGCTCTTGGTTGTACGCATGTATATCTCCTTCAAGTATATGATGGGTGTACTCCTCGTCTTGCATGTAGTGTGCCAGCATCCGTAGCTCCAGGCCAGACGCATCAGCACCTACGATACGCTTGCCCTCAGAGGCTGTGAATAGCTGCCTGTACAACTTTCCACCCCGGATAGGTATCTGCCCTAGGTTGGGGTTAGAGTGCGTCATACGCCCTGTCACGGTGCCACAGGAGTTAACGTACCCCCTGATGCGCCCGTCCTCATCGACATACTTCAACCAGCTGTCCACCATACCGCTCATCTTCAGCAGCTTCAGGTACTCACCGATGATCTGGGCAGCCTCATGATCTAGATTAGACAATGTTGTCTCGTCAATCTTAGGTCGTCCTGTCGGGGTGAACTCGGTAAACTTCACGCCCTCGACCTCCAGCCTAGCTGCGATCTGCTGCCGACTACCTACATTGAATTCGATAACCTCATCCTTCAGCCGCTTACCAGTCTTTTCAGACCAGCGCTCAGTGATGATGGGTGGCCAGCGCTCTTGTAACTCCCGAGTAATCTCAGCCATGCGGTGCATGTGTTGCAGTGAGATAAGCTCAGCCTCCTCCACATTGAACGGGAAACCCCGGCGGCACATGTCATCAGTCACCTTCGCCGCCTTGTGCTCGAGGACTACCGAGCGATCAGAGAACCCGCTGTCCCTCAGCTTGGTATCCAGGTGGTGATACAGCTTCTGCAACACCGCCACATCCTGCTGGCAGTAGGTACCCATCTCATCGCAGTAGCCCTCATCGAACCTGTGAGTCTCGAAGTCATGCTTCTCGTACCCGAGCCGCCTACCCCACGCAGCCAGTGAGTGGCCGCCCTCGATGCTTGGATTCCAAAGCCTGCTCATCACCAGAGTGTCGAGCCAGTCCATGTCGAAGCCATACTCAGCGAACCTGTGCCTCTCAAAGCCTATGCCATTGTGAGCTACGGGCATGGTATCAGTGGTGACATACCGATGGTACACGCCACGCATGGCAGCCAGCCACGCATCGTCACCCACCCATAGGTCAGGACTCGCGTCATTCAGAGCCTCTGCCAAGCACCAGATTAACTGGTGAGACAGGTCAGTCTCCAAGTCGATGAAGTGATTATTCATAATCTAAAGCCTCTTGAGTTTTATTGATTAAGTATCGAAGTGAATAGACAAATACATCCTCGCCCCTCCACCAGTCCAGCACCAACCAGAGTGGCCCTACTACCACAATGAAGATCGGTATAATAAAAAAAGCAAGAATTACAACCTTGCCTGCTGCTACCAGCTTGTTCATAGTGCGTCCTCCTCATGCTCGACAGCCGGGATGAGCCTGCTTGTCGCGCTATCATAATAAAGTGCACAGCTTAGACCCAAGTCACCAGTCTTCCTGTTCTTCAGTACCCGTACATAGGTAGTGTTCGCAACGTACTCGTCCTCGTCCTGGCCGTTCCTCTCCAGACCTACCGAGATGTGAGACAGCTGGCCAATCGCACCGGAGCCACGCAGCTGGGCCAGTGAGGTCGCCGCACCTTCCTCGTGACCCTTACCATCAGGTCGCTTAAGGTGGGAGACAGCCATGATAAGAACCTTGCACTCCTGTCCGAGTATTGCCAGCTTGGTCATAATTTCATCAAGAGCCTTACGCTCATCGCCGTTACTACCAGCACTAACCACGATAGAGATATGGTCGAGCCAGAGTATGCGACAGCCGAGGCCAACTGCCATATAACGCATCCGACTAATGATATTGTCAATATTATTGCTACCGAAGTGATCGTAAAGATAGAGTCTACCATCACCAGCAACCTCATTAAAGGCCGCCCTAATAGTTGCTTCATCTGCTGGCTCCTCGATGGAATCGTATCCACCTGAATCATTCCAATTAATCTTAGGTCGGGACAGGTTCACCCCGGCTTCTATGCTCATCTGCCCACGCAGCGTATCATCAACTCCCTCCTCGAGGAACATAGCCCCCTGATTATAGTCCGTTGTCTTACGGAAGTGTGCCATTATCTCACGGCAGAACTGTGTCTTACCTACGCCGGAGCCTGCACAGATTGTCCAGACTTGGCCGAGGTAACCACCGTATGTTTTCTCATTCATGCCACGCCACGGTAGGCACACATCAGGCGGCTGGATAGGCCCAGTGACACGGTCAATCAAGTCCTTCGCATTGACAATCCCGTCAGGTTTAAATGGCTCAGCGTTCCACCACGCCTGCATGTACTCCTTCTGACAGTTCCGAGTGAGGTAGTCATTGCTGTCCAGCCCATCGAGCAGGGACACTATCACTGCCTTACCTACGAACAACTCAGCCACTGACTTAGCAGCCAGCTTGCCCTGCTTGTCAGCATCGAAGCATATCACTATCTTCTCGAAGCTATCGAGGTACTCCCACTGCTGCTTGCACTCCTCAGCTGCTGACTTGGCACCGTTACGGATAGAAACTACAGGGTATTTGCTGCCCTGCATCTGGAAGCTAGACATTGCATCTATCTCCCCCTCAGTAATGGTGATAGCCTTCGAGCATCCAGGACTGAACAGCTGCTGTCCAAACAGCTGAGCCTTACTAGGCGAACCAGCCCACGGCATCTGCTTCTCATCACCTGGACCGGGTGGCCTCCGCTTTATGGCAACAACGTCACCATCCTTGTCATGGTATGGGAAGAGCAGCCCTCGTGAGTTGTGAGCGCAGCCATACCTCTCCAGTGTAGACCGCAGCAAGCACCTCTCTTTGTGTGAATCGAAGCTAGCGTTAGCCAGTTCCTTCTTCACATCACCGAGTGTGGTCTTATGTTTCGGAGTCTCCGGTACCTCGAAGTCACCGCCCTCATGCCTCTTACCATCACAGGAGAAGCACCTGCCCCAGCCCTTATCATCAATGGCATAGGCATCACTGCTGCCACATCCCTCGAAGGGGCAAGGTAGTTTTGTTTTAACGTAAGCCATATTATCTCCAGTCTATTCCAAGTAAATTAAACACATCGATATACTCTGTCTCTGTCCAATCAATCATAACTCATACCTCGCTGTAACGTATGGGGATAGTTATTGTAAGTGTGCTGCCTTTCTCTATAGTCACTAGCCTCTCTGCATTCCCTGTAGCCTCCACGACAAAGCGATCATCATCAATCCGATCAATCTTTACTATAATGTTTGGTTCAATTTGGATTGTGGTCTCACCCATCACTCCTCCTCCTGTACTGCTGCCTTGTAATCAGTCACGGCTCCGGTGCTTGGGGTTTCTGTATCCATTACGCTTGGCCTCCTTCTTCCTGTCCTTGAATGTATGTGCCTTGTTGAACCGGCGTGAATACTTTGCCACCGGGTTCCAGCCACTGGGCTTCGACTCTCCCTTTGCCATTGCTATCAGTCCTCAGTTCAGCTATGTCGGAGTCGTATACAGGGTACTCACCATCCCTGATAACGAACGTGTTGTGCTTGTACGGATTATACGTCACGCCCTCAGTCTGAGCAATGGGGGTGGCTGCGAAATGCGGCCAGTACTCCCCACGTACAAAGGCATGTACTGTCTTGCGCTTCTCCCTCCTAACCTTCTCCCTGCCAGCAGGCTGCACTACAAAGCGGCAGTTAATCAGGCTGATTTCTGGTACCACCTGTATAACTCGGCCAGTCTTACGGTTCCGCACTGACCAGCCTCCCTTGTGCAGGTTCCAGTAAACGTCCACGGGTATCATCATCATACTATAACCTCGTTATAAAGTTGCTCTAGTAAAACACGGTAGGCCTTAGCAGCAGTGTGTGGTACTACTCCATTCCCCAGCTGCCTAAGTCTGTCCACTCGGTTGGGACTCCCATCAACCACTCTACGAACTCGGGGTTCAGATGTCCAGGGATAACGTCTGTCCCAACTCCCCCGATCACTGCGTTCGGTAGAGCATCCATCGCCCTGCTCTTGCCATCCTTCCGAGTCAGCGAGGCTGTCGTATAGCCCCCCTTGTAGTCCCTCGCAGTCGGAGTCGGCAACGGATTCGATACCGAGGCGAACACCAAAGCCGTGAGGTTGTTCTGGAAGTCCGTCCTTAATTTCTTGGATGCTTTGTCGCTGTCCTGGCACGTTGGCGTGGGCCAAGATGTAGACTCGCTTCCTAAGATGCGGAGCGCCAACTTCTCTCGCGCTGAATATTCCCCACGTTGCAGTGTAACCGAGGCCTTCCAAGTCATCGAGCACTTCTTGGAGTCCTTTGGTAACGTGTCCCTCGACATTCTCGAAGAAGCACTGAACAGGTTTAACTGCCCCGATGATACTCCGGATGTGCGGCCATAGGTGCCGTGGGTCTTGGTCTCCAAGCCGCTTACCTGCTTGGCTGAACGGCTGGCATGGGTACCCTCCAGTAAGTAGGTCAACTCGGTCTCGAAAA